GATAATATATATAAGATCTCGTAATTTATGTGTAGGTCTCGTAACAATATCTCGTCCCTGTGGGGTTGACAGATGCTCGTTCATGTGCTAACGTCCTAAACTCACAAGTCTCAGGAGGTATCTATGAGGTATCTATGAGGTATCTATGAGGTATCTATGAGGTATCTATGAGGTATCTATAAGGTATCTATGAGGTATCTGGAGAGTATTATTCTCAATTATTATTGCTATTGATTCTCATTAAAAAACGTTTATTTATATTTAATTTTTTATTAACCTACTGTGTTGTATGCAATCAAAAAAGAGATGCTTCCAATAAATAAAGTCAAGTATACAATCATGACATGCAAGTAGGAACAATATATCTCATCATCAATAAGGTGAACGGACACAAGTATGTCGGACAGACAACTCAGACCATGAACAAAGAATGGAAGCAACACCTTGAAGATTCTAAGCGCATGAGTCCTAATCCATTACATCGTGCAATGAGAAAACACGGAAATCACAACTTCATGATAAGAGAAATAGAAGAATGTGATGTAAGTAAGTTAGATGAAAGAGAACAATATTTTATTAAAGAGTACAATACAAATGTAGAAGGATATAATACTGATGATTGCGATTATCCTGAAGAAGATAATACTCCTATAATAAAAGACGCTTGCGCTTATCCCGAAGGGAAACCATTAATTGACAATAATAAATGGGGATTTCATTTAGAAGAGAATCGTGGTAATGGTAAACACTTTTCTGCTCAACTGATGAGTGTGAATATAGAAACGGGTGAAGAAAGAATATGGGAAAGTGCAAGTGCTGCTGCAATAGAACTAACTGATAATAGAAAGAAATGTGGTAATATTATTCGTGCCGCTGATAATGGATATAAAGCATACGGTTATCTATGGAAGAGATTAGAACCATCTAAACGTCATACAAGTGTATATGGTATCAATAAAGTTAACTGGTTAAGAACACCCACATATAAAAGCATTAGTGAAGCAGTTCGTATACATGGTGGAGATAGAAGTGACAGTGGATTAAGAAAATCATTAAACAATCCACGTAAGTATAGTTGGAAAGGTTTCTATTGGTATAAGGAATAAATTACCACTTTTGAATCGGACATTGAGAAGCAGTAAACTTAACCTTTGCATTCATATAACAACCACACTGTCTACAACGATTCTGTCTTAATGAATAGTATTCGCACATCTTACAAATATCCAATCGTTCCTTTTGTTTCTCTTCCGATACAAACATTGATTTTGTAGATGTTGTCGGAGCAATGGTAACTCCACTCTTGACCACCTCAAATGTAAACTTTGCCAAATTCTTTCCTTGTTCAGAAAGTGATGGAAATTCTTCTTTCATTATTACTCTCGTTTTTTTATATATTCCAGATCATTCCAATACTGTGAATGACAAACTACAAGTATATGAGTCTTCTTGTGCATATTAACTAATTCGTCTGGTTTATCCTTTGTTCCAACCTCAATTGTGATATATTCACCACACTTGAAATATACCCATCCTTCATCGATAAAGTGCTTTTGTTTCCACCTTACATAATCATTAACTACAGGGACATAAGACATTGCATTAAAGGATTTAAGTTGAGTTTCATTGCCGAATAAGGAGTTGTAGAGTCAATGTCTACCGGATCACCTTGCTTGGTGGAGTCAACAGGCGCATGGTAGCATTGTTTTTTTGTATTGTAGAATCCCCAGATTGATTTAGGATTCTTATTTGTATAAGAAAACTCCCCATGATTAATAATCCAGATAGCAAGTACATTGCGTTTAAATGACTGAATCTCATAAGAATAACCTTTGGGAGCACTGTGTGGAAAATCAATCATGATTCACGTACAATTTTCAAATAGTTTGGATTTGTTCCGGTCGAAACAAAATAATTCCATGCCTCACGACATTCTTCCTTTGTCATGTTTGACCTTAAAATATCACATCCTCCGGTTCCTTCTTCCTCAATTCGATACCTACCCTCTGGTTCTGGTTGTTTGGAATGAACGGTAAATCCCTTTGACATAATCCTATGTGATGAATGCATCTATTATATCACATTCATAATCATCCGCCAACTTGAGTTTAGTGGCAGTTACAATCTTCTCCATAATTAAATGAACATAATCCTCACAAAATGATTCCTCATTCGCAAGAATCTCAAAACATTCCTGCTCATTTGATGCAATCACATTCACAATACCACCATACTCTGATGTGGGAAATGGCACCCAATAATCAATGATAAAAAGATATTTGTCTTTCGAGCTCATAATATACAGAAGTAAGTTTGAGATTCATATAAGTCTCATATTTATTTCCCTCCAAAAGAGAAAGTAAATTTGATACTTGTTGTCGTGCTAAAATCAATCGTTCCTTTTTTGTCACAAATTTAAAAAAGATTATTCAAAACTTGTTTAATTGCATCTAAGTCACCATTTGTTTCGATCAATTCTTGTTGAAGATCAGAATTAACCACAATCTCTGAGAGTGAACGGTCTGGATCATTCAAAATAGACTGAATTTCTGTTGCCATTGTTGTTATGTCGTTTTCAGCAAAAGGCATTTTTTATACTTATATTTTACCCTATATTTATTGATTAATTAGAGAAACTCTCCCATGAAATAATCCACAGTCAGTTCCATCTTGGATGCCGTATTCTCAATAAATTCATCCAAAACTTCTGGAGCATCCTCTTTCACAATCTCATACCAGGCATACCACAATTCGGGATTTGTTGCGGGTGTCACAGGAGTTGTCATCGTTAAAGACATGTTCTTAAAAACTGGGTTCAATAATGGTTTCATATCGAATTCCAAGTTGACTGGAATCCATTTGCTTATACTGCTCATACAACTTCTCATAAAGAGTCGAAACACTTCCGTATTCTCTGGCAATACGTCGTTCGTCTCTTCCATCTAATTCCTGAAGTGCAGACAGTAAAATGCCAAGTTCGTGCACATTTAATTCTACATTTACATCACTCATGATTTCTTCTCCGATTTCCAATAACGACGATATGCCGTTACAATAATTATACCAGAAGAGATTACACCAATCAATCCAAGATAGGTGATAGCATTACCGGTGAAGTCATAGGTTTCAATCATTTACACAATCAGGATGAGGTTTAGGAAGAATAGAACAGATTTCTTGATGTTTCTGTTCTTGATAAAATTGAAATGCTTTCTGATCACGCTCTGCCAACCAACTCAAATAACTGGCAAGTGCAAGCATCAAAAGAATACCAGAAAGACCATACTGTGCAACTCTACTCATTTTTTAGAAGGTGGTTGTGGTTGTTTTTTTGTTGGTTTGGTCCAGTAGTCTTTGTAAATTGACATTTCAAACACTCATGGGTTGACGAAAATAAAGACCGGCACGGGTCATCATATCAATCAGTGCCGACTGAATCTGCTCCAATTCTTCTACATCAGCATCAGACTCCCAGAAGTCAACAAAATCAAATTCCTCCAGATTTACACTACCGTCCTGATACATGGGAGCATAGAAAAGCTCACCTTCGGTGCAGACAGTATAAACACAACCGTGATTTTGAACGGTCAGAAACACACCAGAGAAGTCAACAGTCATGATCTTAGAAGAGGCAGAGTTGTTCAAATTGAAGGTGATCATCACAGGAATCATCATCCTGCAAATCAATCATCTCAGTGTCAACATGAGAGAAGAGTTTGTCGAACAGAAAATCGACAAACTCCTTGTTTTGTTCAGCAGTAGACAGGGGAGTAGTCATCACCAGTGTATTCGTTGAGATTGAAGTCAGTTACAGTAGCACCATTTGCAAGATACTGATTGATGTCATACATGGCATCAGACTTCACACGAGTGGTGAAAGAAGTCATCTCAGTCACATCACCCTGATGCCAGATGACACGTTTGACAAAACGCTTACCGGTGCCGACGGGATAGAAGTCAACGGTGGTGGCAGAGGTCTGAAGTTGCATGGGGTTGGTTGCTTATGTGCTTATTATAGGGCAGAGTGGGGCAGAGTCAGGGGCAGAGTGGACAGTCAGTCAACCGTCCACCTCCTCCCGCATTTGGGCAACAATGGCACTCAAACTATCTGCAACTTCAGACATTGCAGATCGTGCATATCCTGTTGCATAAGGATAACCTTGCTCTTTCGGATTCTCTGGAGCAGTGTAACAAACATTGACCGCATTATTCAGTCGATCAATCAACATTACCAGTTGATCATCAATAGGGAAAGTGTTCATGCTGTTGTTTGAACTGAAGTTATTATAGTGCCAAAAGGGGTCAGCGGATGTAACCACCGACCACTACGTCAGCTGGCACACGGGAGACGGTGTAGCGAGTTATCTGCTGGGAGTATTGACGCCAGTCGTTCACCGTCTCATTCACGATTCGATTGTGCTGACGGTCGGCACCCTTAGCAGTGCTGCAACGCTTTGCCTTGCGGAAGTAGATGATCGGTTGGACTGCATCCTTGCTGTCAATCTCAACCTTGTAGAAAACAGTGTTGGTCATGGGTGCCGTCCCTTGATTACCTTAGTATTATAGGGCACCCAGGGCAACCTCCAAGGAATTGTGTACCGGTTTGGCATCTGTCACACGTCTCCTTGCGATTTCTGTATAGTGTTCACTAAGATCCATACCGACAAAGTTTCTACTTTGTTTTTTGGCAGCAACTCCGGTGGTGCCACTACCACAGAATGGATCAAGGACAATAGAATTAAAGGGAGAATAGATCTTAATAAGATACTCCATCAATGCCACTGGTTTGACTGTCGGATGATCATTATCTGATCCTTTCTCCTTCCTGTTTGCTCTTGGAGCATAGAAATACTTTTGATGCTCATGTTCAACTTCACCAATGATATTCATTGGATAACGTCCAGCAGGATTAGCATCTGTTGTTCCATACTCTTTACCAGTTCCAGTTGTATTACCCTCACGTCCAAATGTACGACGTTTGGCACCACCTTTGACCCATCCTTTCGGTGGTTCTTTCTCCCACGGAACACGGGTATTTTCTACATCAATTAGACCACATCCCCATTTTTCATGATTCTCTTTGAGAGAACCTTCATATGGTTTCTGTCCAACAACAATTGGTTCATGTGCTGGTTTCAATCTATTATATTTTGCCATCTTAGTTGTGGTCATCCACATAATTTGATCTTTAATAACAAACCCGGCATCCTCTACATTACATGCCAAGCGATGATATAATTCCGGAGAACAAAATGCAAGACAAAAAGCACCGGGGCGAAGTGTACGATACACCTCACGCCAGATACTAACATCAGGAACAGAATGGTCCCAGTGATCCATACCCATACCATATGGGGGATCAGTGATACATGAATGGAAATAGTTCTCCCCATAAGTAGAGAGAACTTCTTTACAATTACCAGTTAGAATATCAAACATCAATCGTTAACGAGTTCCAATTTAGAAATTCTAACATATTTGTCAAGTATATCGGCAGACACACCTTTCTTCTCCAGACGTTCCTTGCCTGTAGTATCTTCCAGATATGCCTGGTTTAACCAGTACAAGAACTTCTCAGTGAGAACAGGAATAGTCTTGAAGTTTGCTGCAAATTCAGCATTCTTATCTTTCAACCATTCCAGGATGTGTGTAACAGCATCCAAACGTCTGTTATCATCCTTAGCAGCAAACTCATCTTGGAAGACACGTTGTACAATCTTACGTGAATACTCATCACAATTGTACTTCTTCAAGAACATTAGAGCAGCAGACCTCAATGGGTGAGGAATGTCAATCTTCTTGTCCCAGATGAATGAATCAAGAAACAGAAGTTCTCTGCTAAACTCCTTGATCACATCAATTAATTTGCCACCATCATAACCACCAGTCTTGGGAAACTGTTGTTTTGAGTAGAAATGTGCTGCCCAAGTTAATCCAGTGACCTGATACAATTTGTGGTTTTTAAACTCAAGATTAAGATATCGAGCAGCACCATATGCTAAATCTGCAGACTTCTCAGTGTTTGTAGTATTGTCAAAGGTATAATAAAGATCACGAAGTTCAGCAATAGATGCTACCTCATAGTGCTGAGATGTCAGTTTTTCTGGCAAAGCATCAGATTCACCGAGTTTCCAGAACTCACGTCTAGTATGTGCATCAACTAGGAATACAGTTCCTTCTTTGTATGTCTCACCATTGACAGGATCATAAGAGTCCTGAGTTAACTCAGCAGTAGCAATGAATGTATGCTGAGGCAGTAAAGTACCTAGTTTTTCTTTTGTTTTCTTGTCACGAGCACGTTTAATGTGGTTACGTTGTACTGGACAAGTTTTGAGCAGTAGAAATTTCTCAAAGGAATATGGGACGATGCCACAGCAATCGTCAAAGTTTTTGGTTTTCATTAGTTTACTTTCTTAATTGAACAGTAAAATCAAACTACCTAGGAAAGATAAACTCCCCCGTCTTCGTTTGATTAAAGTTTATTTATCAAACAGATTGAGTGCTTTCTCTTCAAGAGATTTTGAATACTCCCAAAGATCAGCATTAGTATGCTCAAATCGTTTAGCATATTCTGGTTTGATGTTGCCGAGTTTAGATCCAAACTGTTTCTTGAGAGTATTGGAATATTCTTCCATCAGTTCAGAATAGTTTTGGACTGCTTTTGCCTCCTCATCACTGATAATTTGCTCACCATGACGCATGATAATCACATTACCATCTGCCTTGTAAGTCAAGTAGATAGTCATTCTAACTTTCTGTGGATCATTCAGACCAGCATTGAATTTGGGAGTCTTTGATCCAGAGAAAATAGACTTACACTCAATGAATTTAACCTCATCAGGATGAACCACGATGAAGTCAGGAGTGGTTTTAGGAAGATCAAGAACATAAACAGTCTTGCCATCCTTACAAGTACCACGGAAGACTCGGCACTTAGGTGTTGCTTTAGGATGAATCTTTTTCTTCTGTGAAGTAGTAAGATTCTCCATCTCAACCAAATTGAACTCAGAAATTATTTCATCAAGAACAAGTCCCTCGAAAGTCTGACCAGAGTTTTGATCAGTGTTCTGAGTGTCAGGAACCAGATTTTTTTTGTTGTCGGAGATTCTCTTCAGGACAGATCTGATCTGCTGACGGAAGAGAGAAGAGACAGTCATTACCCCTTGATTGATTACTTTGTAAGTATAAATCAAAACTACCCACCTGTCAAGCGATTCGGGAAAATCTGATCCGGTTTGGTAGCTGGCACACCCTGTTTATCACTCATATACAGATCATATAGGATTGTTTCACTGTCCCGTGCCTCAATTTCATGTGGTTGATCCTCATAATCATAATTTTCGACTGGTTCTTGACAATAACACATTTTTCCATGTCGAAACCGCAGCGAACCATCTACCCATTGTGCCAGGTGAGTCAGTTCATGCAAAAGGATTTTTATATACAACTCCTCACACATATGCGTCTGAAGTTCAATCAGGAAGTGTCTTGGTCGATAAGAAGGACCAACGACATCACAATACCCCAGCACACTCTCACGTTTTAATCCACGATGAACAATATCCGCATAAATCTTATGACGTGGATAATACTTCTTCAGAAACCAAGAGGTAACACTCTCACAGAGCTTTTTAGAATAACCATATCCAGAATGGTAGATGCTAGACATGTTCCCCAGTGTAGAAACCAAACGAATGATGAAATGAACAGAAGTTTTTCTTTACTTGTCACAGATAACGATCCATATATTCTTCAAGTGTGAAGTGTTCATCAGTTGCTGTTTCTTCAATCAATTGTTCAACGGTAAGTTCCTCCATATCCTTACGGAATTGTTCAGGAGTGGGATCATTTTCGGGGTCAAAATCATCATGACATAACCAATCCCACTCTGCACAAAGTGCATCAACAAGTTGTTGTTTAGTGTAATTCATCATCAATAATCAGAGAGTCATCAGGCAGATTGTTTGCTCGGGTTTTCATTCTATTTAACTTAGATACATTCCACCCATTTGCTTCTGCATCGTGAACAAGACCATCAAGTTGTTTACGCTCACTTTCGGTATGATAATGACGTTGATTGTTCATAATAACCTCTGAATTGAACTGTTTAATTATAGCACATCAACCCTTATTAAAGATCAGATAAAGATATTCACCTGCCCAATCAGCATTCTCCAGCAACCACTCACGATCTTTAATCAGGCAGAGATTGAAACGGACAATCTTTGCGGGTGCTTTGAATGAAGCAGGTTTGTAAACTTCTCCAGTCTTCTTATCAACGAAGGCATGAACACTACGGGAAGGAGGACGATTCTCATTAGGAACCTCCATGATGATTTTGTGATACTTGCGACCAGACTCGATCACAAACTTATACTCAGGAGCATCATAACCGCCAACTTTACCATGGTTACGATCCTTGAAGTTTTGCTCCAGAGCATCACACAGCATCAGAGTCCACTTATGAACATTCAGTTGAATGGTGTTGCGGGCATCTTGCTGAGCAACGTAGTCTGCGAAGGTTTCGGTGGTCATGGGTCGTTTCCCTTGTATGAATGTATTATAGGGCATCAGAGGTGCCTCTAAGGGCACCCTGTGACACTTATGCAACCGGACCAGCAGGAATCTCTTCTTGCTTGACCATGTGACGATCGGGACCAGCATTGAGTTTGTGACAGATCCACTCACCATTCACAAAATGATAAGTATATTCTGCACCATAGTTGTCATCAGCAACAACCATAAACTCATTCAAATCTTTGTAGAGTTGAGGAGCATTGTTCTCCAGAGATTCACCACGCATGGTGTAATAGAGAGGACCAGACTCAGGCAGAGTTTCATTGTTCCAACCTGCATTAGTCCAGGTGCAAGACATATCACCACCGTCAATCAGTTTGTTGACTTTCTCAACGGTGTCGAAGTTGTCACGCAACATACGACCATTGTAGGCAGGATAACCATCATAATGGCAGTAGACTCCCAATATGCTACCATCAGAGAGTTGCTTGCCGATCAGGGAACGAGTGCCCATGTGTCCTTTGCTTGATTACCTAGTAATTATAGAGCATAAAAAAGGACCCCGCGGGGTCCGTGTGACACTTGTTAAACTGGTTCAGTCTTCATAAACTCGACACTCATCTGCATCAGGATGGACATCACAATACATCTCCAACGGTGTGGGATCGTGATGATCATCGGGATTATGTTCATGATATTCTTCTAAATCATGAAGTTCTGACTCAATGTGACGACGTTGTTGTGGTGAAATTGTAGGATCTTCAAGGATTTGTTTGTCTTTTTCAATATGCTGTTCGATGCTATCCATTTTTGTTTTTGTTATTATTTATTTTGTTCCTTTACTTTAGAAACAAGATATTCGGCAAAAGCTTCCATTTTTTCTGGATGAATTGCTCTAATGCCAACATCATTTACCGCAATATTGATGCTTTCAATCTCATTTTGAGTCAGTTTTGGATTTTTGGATGGCAGAGTCATGGTCTCCTTGGCAACGTTTCAATCATAGCAGGATGATTTACTTTTATCTATGATTTTAATGTTTTCTTTGGGATTGCTTTGCGAAACTTAATCTTTATCAAACCATGAACCAAATATACCACTCTCCCCATCACTTCGATTCTCAAGTTTATCAAGAATTGAATCTGTATGAATGATAGATTCGATTTTATTAATCATATCCGCAATAACACTACAAACTACTGGTCTTTCTTGTCTTGCCGCAAATGCAAGTGCATTTCGAAGTGATTGTTCTGCATCTTTGAGAGATTCTTCTACTGATTGTGATAGTGCCATGATTAACTTCCCGGTGTCCACTCAAATCCACCCGATTTGCGGATTTCTTCAAGTTTTTCATTTTGTTTTTTGTGCTCAGCATCAATCAAGGCACGTTTATTATAATACTCTGCCTCTCTTAGATTATATTCACGACATAGATCACGTTCTTCTTTATCTGCAGCAGCATCACACATTGAATTCATTTCTTCTTCAGTATATTGAAGATTATCGTATTCTTTTGGATAAGAAACTTCTTCCCAAAAATCAATCCAATCATCATTTGTTGCTTCACAAATAGAAGACTTATTCTCACTCATTAGACAAAGGAGTTGTTTGCTTCTGTCAAGTTCTTTTTTATGATATTTTACACTATCTTTTACAGATTTAATGATGGCATCATAAATTTCTTGTGCCGTGAGTAATTCATTATTCAGAGCATCAGAAATCCAATTATCAAGTTGTTCAAGAGAATAATCTTTATACACAAAGTCAGAACTGCGAGGGTCAGAGCTCATTGGTGTAATCCTTGATTGCTTGTTCTATAATAACTTGGATTTCTTTACTTGTCAACCCATTTAACCAGTTCCACTTAGGATCTTCTTTGTCCCATTCCATACTAAAAGATCCGTCTTCATTCTCATGAATTTTTAAACTATCAACAGTCATCTTTTTTAAATTGTTTACGACATTTTTTAACTGCTTTGAGTTCTTCTTTGATCATCTTGTATGCATCTTCGGCAGAAATTTTTTTAGATATTTCCATTGCAGTGATAATCTCAACTCTCGTGCCAAAATGTTTGAGTGCTTCTTCGAAACAATTTAGTTCTTCATACATTACAATTTTCCTCCAACAATACCACTATTTACAACACGAGTATATAGATGTAAAGTTTCCTCTTGCTCACACTTAAGATGCCATCGTGTCATATCAATTACTGCCTCTTTGGTGAGAGCAAATAAAAAATCTTTTCCTGTATCCTTACGAACACTCTTCCACAAAACAAAACTCTTTTCAACATAGAATGCATCATCAATCCATTCTACTTCGGCAATTTCAGGGTGCTCAACACTCATCAGGACTTACCTCTTTCTTATTAAATCCGAAAGGTGATGCATCATCATCTTCCAGTCTCAATTTGAGTGCAACACCACCAACTGCTTCCATGACTTTAAGAATGTCTTCTGGTTTAGCATCTTCACCCAGTTCTTTGGCAACATACCAATACTTTGGCCAGAATGTTTCTCCTGCTTTTTGATAGTCTTCAAGTGTAAGTAGTTTCATTTACCTAATGCCTCTTCTTCAAGTCTAATAAGAATTCGTCGGGATT